AATGATGAGTAGATGGCCAGAGCGGCCAGTGACGGCACCGCCCACACCGGCAGCCCAGAGGCCACCGCCACCTTCAGTTCCCCATGCGTTAACAGCTTTCGAGGATTCATTCAGAAGTCCGCCGCCGTCCTTGAAGAACTCCCGTGCCTTTCGAGAGAATCCCTCAGCAAGTTCGGCTGAGTAGGAAGATATGCCGACGTAACGCTCAGGGTGAGCAAGGAGGTAAGCAGCAGGCAGAAGCTGCGAAGCAAGAAGCGATTTTCCATGTCTCGGCGGGACCTGAAGGATGAGCCGGTTGCATTTGCCATCGATGACTTTTTGAAGTTGTTCAATTACTGTTGCGTGAAACTTGTAAAACTTGTACTGTGGCATCACCTTTTTGATGAACTTCCACAGCACAACACGTTCGGCCTTTTTGGCCGTTTTCTTTTTCTTGACCTCCTTGATGAGGTCTTGACCTGAAGCGGCGTACTCCAGATAGTCGTTGCCTAGTTTAGTCGACATTATTCGTCAAGCGGGATGTCATAAGCTTCGTCTTCGTCCTCATTGAGGATTTCAACCTGCACTTCTTCCAGCTCCTGATCAACGACCTCCATAAGTTGCCCAACACCCAAAGCTGTAGCCCAGGACTGACGACCGGAGTCAGAGATATTGGCAGCTGCACGCATTAAGCCGCTGATCAGGCCCATGGGGATGTCTTCGCCTTCTGCCTCAGCTTTGATAATACGCTTCTGAATGATGGCCATTAGATCAGCAGATGTCTCCATCATCATCTTGGCCTGTGCCTCGTTGGCCTGCCTGTACTCCTCGATGGACTGCCTCTGACGCTTCCTTTCAATCTTGTTGGCCTCACGCATCGTAATGGCCATTTGCTTGGTGTCCCAGGCTGCACAGCGCTTGTCCCAGTTGTATCGCTTGGCCCACTGGGAGACAGTCTCGGCCTTGCCTCCACGCTCTTCTGCCACGGCCTCATAACTGCGCTTACCGTTCAGATACAGCTGAAAAGCATTGAATTGATCGTTATTCTCGTGCCGGCCGGCATCGTTCACCTTGTAGCCCCGCTGGAACTCCCAGATGTTTCGATCGCGCTTCACTTCGCGCTTGTATTCCTTGAACTCGCCTGACACGACTAGAATCTCTCTAGAACTGGAATAGTATGCCGAGGGGCCGTCAGAACAGGGGAGGGAGTTCGGTTGAAACGGGCTCTGGTACTACGACATTTTCCACCAAGCAGCGCTGATTGCACTCAATCAGTTCAACGTTTTCTGCTCCGACAACATCCTTAAGCCAGCCCGTCACAAGCTCCCTAGTAAGCTCGGCAAAGGGAAGCATGTCCTCACCTGGCTCCGGCAGGTCCTCGTAGGCCTCGATCGTTTCGACGACGCCTGAATTGCTAGCGGTAACCGTGTACCAAACCCTTCGGACCGTACCCGTTTCAGGGCAGCTCTCCATGCCAACGATATCCCAGGAGATGTCTATATTCATTTGGTTGGGTCAGAGGCTTGAATAGGCTTCCTAGCCAATAAAAAAAGGGGCCGAAGCCCCAGGGATCAGGTAAATGCGGCTTCGTAGACCGACGGTAGCTGCTCCTCGAAGATGTCCTTGATTGCGTTGGCGATCAGGCGGTGCTCCAGCTGGGTCTCGACACCTGCTCGGATCTGGATGTAGTGGATCCAGGACCGGATGCTTCCCGACATGTAGAGCCGGCTGGGCGTACCCAGGGGCAGGATGGAGCGAGCACATTCCTTGGCGACACCCCGACTGAGCAGGTACTCGTAGTAGTCGAAGGTGCTGTGGTAGATCTGCTGGATCTGCTTCTCCATGAGTTCGACCATTTCGGGATCCAGGTCGTCGTGACTGGCTTGCTTGTTCTTGAGGTCTTGGGACCGCAGATGAGGCAGGCCGACAGTGCCGAGCTGGTCGACAGAGCTATAGCGCTGCGAGAACTCCTGGAACGAGAACGAGCGGTGGCGCAGGATCTGGGCTGCGATTGCCCGGGTGGTGTCGATCTCCACTTGCATGCTGGCCATCTCGAACGGTGACCAGTGCTTGTGCTTGATCAGGTACTTGATCAGGCGAGGAGATGTCTCGCTGTTGGCCTGGTTTGAGGGGTTGGACACCCGGGCCATGTAGACAATTTGTTTCTCGGCGTCAGGCGTAATGCTGACAAGGCGAGCGGTGTGAGTTTCGCGTTCCATCAGTCAAGCTCCTCGTGGTATTCCTGGATCAGTTGTTGTAGCGCCCACTCTGGGAGCTGTATAGAGACGCCGTCGACGTCTGATGAAATGTTGTCAGCCGTCTTCCAGTCGAAAAACAGCGTGACTCGGTCGTCGTAGTCCTCGGTTCGCCAAATAGGCATTAGAAGATGTCCTCCTCGGGGGTTTGCTGGGGCTCTTCCACTTTAACATGGTTGTACCAACCTGGGTAGTCCAGCTGGCGAATCACGGGCTCACGGTTAGGCCACTCGCCAGACTCATTGCACTCGGCGTAGGTCTTCAGAGCCTTCTCGACCTTGTACAGACCTTCCTGCATCATATCTGGCGTAACCTCGAAAAGATCTACCGTATATGGTGCCTTGCGCTCGACGGCTACAAAGATGAACTTGAACGGCTTGCCGTATGCAACCTCTGCTGCACGGGCATAATAAGCCGCCTGAAAGTCGTAACCTAGCGAAACAACCTTCTTAGTAAAGAGGTCGAGGTCGACACTGTCGGTGGTCTTGAGGTCCAGGACAATGCCCTCGTCAACCAGCACCCGGTCCAGGCGAGCCTTGCAGTTTACGCCATGCTCTTCCCAGTAGATCGAGACCTCGTTGTATTTGATGTAGTCCTCCTGCCCAGGGTCGAACCATGCTAGCCGCTCAAGACTCTTGGCCATGCCTAGGACGCTGCCCCAGGGGTCGTCCTTACCACCGGCTGCTAATACCTTCTTCCGACCAACGCTGGCCTTCCAATCCTTGCCTTCCTTGGTGTTTAGCTTGATGCCGTCAGGCTTCTTGACGTACGCGCCATTGAATGCGTCCTCACCGTCCAGGGAGAGGGCGTGCAGCGCGGTTCCCATCTCCATTGCAGGGGTTGGGATAAGTCTGGACTTCAGAGCTGCCTGGTAGTGTGCTGGACTGTCCAAGATCTTCTTGAGACTTGATTGGTTGACACCAGCCTCCTTGCGGTAGGCAAAGTCTCCTTGATTGTAGGCAATTTCAGCAGTCACAGGTAGCAAAGCATATACACCAGTCTATCAGAATGGCAGCTCTTCCTGCTCTGTGCCAATCTCGTATATCCTGACCGTCCAGGTGCTGTGCTCCTTCTTACACTTGGTCCAGCGGACAGACAGCTCGGAGATTATGCTGATCCTATCGTCCACCCACAGGACCTTGTTGACCGTATCGAAAAAGGCGCCGACCACGTTATCAATGTCGGCTCTTCCCTCACCGTACAGCTCCATTTCAACACGAAGGGGCCCCTCAAGCGGAGGCCCGTCGTATTGCTCCTTAACCTTTGCCAACAGTTCCTTCTGATTCCTCTTGTAGGCGGCTGGCATGAATGTACCTCTTGACGTCACTCGGGGTCGAGCCTTCGAGAAAAGAGGGTGGAAGATCTCTAGTGTAATCATCCAGGCACCAGAAAAGCTCACCTAAGATGCCAATGAGGCCATAGCCCCCGTAGAAGAAGGCTATGATGCAGAGCGGTGTCACTGATCCAAAAGGTACTTAGCAGCTTCGCCCGGAGTCTTGACGGGGTGCCAGAAGTCCCTTTCGTCCTGACCAACGTAACCGGACTTCTTCAGACTCAGGTCGAACCTCTCAAGCCCAAGGAACCAGTCCCCGCCGACCGTAATCAGAGGCTTTGGATCCATGTGCTTAACCTGCAGAAGCTGGATAACCGTGACGATCTCCAGGAGAGTACCCCAGCCACCAGGGAGAGCAATGAAGGCATCGGCCTCCGCGAACTGCTCCAGACGAGTGAAAAAGGTCTTATGATGGGTGTCCTCCTGGACGGCCGCGTTGGTCTCTGCCTCGAAGGGGAGGTAGATGGAGTACCCGAGAGAGCAGACACCCTCCGAGCAGGCTGCTAGAGCCCCCTCATTGCACGCCTGCATCAGGCCAGGGCCGCCTCCAGTTGCGACACGCCAGCCAGCCTTTACTAGCTGATGAGCGGCGTCACGGGACTGCTGGTAGATACGAGAAGAAGGGAGCGGCCGAGCGCTCCCGAACATTGCTACGGTCTTCATGCACACCTCCCATCCTTCAGGACACAGCTAGATCCATCCTTCTTGAAGCCGATAATCATGCCGCGGCGTTCGACCGTGGACACAATCTCATCATCATCGAACTGCTTCAGGTCCTTGCGAGACAGGATACTGGCGACCTCTTCGGTACTGATCTCGACGGGGCCGACGGACGGATCCCAGCCAGTAACGTAGTCGGGAGTTTCCGACCAGAAGTCGTTGACGCTGAACACATCAACACCGCCAAAACCAACAGGGCCGTCATTACCCTGGAGGTTGATATTGAAGGACAGAATGTCCTCTGTTGCGTCAAACGGTACTTCCTGAGCAGCCTGATTTTCAAAAGGATCGGGCCAAGCTTCGTCCAGGTCAACACTCTGGCCGTAGTAGTCCAGAACGTCCTCATATTCGGCTTTGTAAGGCCTCTGGCCGTCCAGAGCGGCGATCTCCCGCTCCAAGTACCAGATAGCCTTGCGAAGCCCTTCACGGGGATCCTCGCCGGGTTTTCGACCGTTGCGTGAGATGTACTTGACGGCGTTACCAAGGCGGTAGTTGAGCCCCCAGTCTTCAATCACTGCGATCGGCTCGAACTTGCGGTCGCCGCGGTAGTGACTGGGATTGATCATGTCAGCCATCGTGTCCTCCTAAATAATTTCGAGGTTACGGGCGTCATAGCAGACGACCGTTTTGTTTCCACGGTTTAGGCGCACCGTGACGCGACTCTTTTCCCATTGTACCACCGTGCCCTTTTCCCAGCCTGCACCCATGAAAATCTTAACGTTTGTCCCCTTACGCAGAGCATCTTGAAATTCAATGGGGCCTTGCATGCGAGCAGAGCGCTTGGCGGCAGATGGTGCGGGTTTATAGGTCCCGTCCTTTAAGATCCTGGCCATTAGCGTCCCATCCTATGCTGCTCGTTTAAGATGATCGCGGTTGACGGGTGGGCATTCCAGACTTCGATAGCCTGCTCCCAATTAAGGCCCTTGGCCAATGTCACCATGTTCTTGCGATCGTAGACCTTGAACGTGCCAGGCTTATGATTCTCAACACCATTCGTATTGATGTCGTTCTCTAGCTGACGCTGGCGGCGTTGTGCACGCTTCTTTTGTGCTCGTCTTGGCATCACTTGACCTCCCTTTCTAAGATGTAATGTTGCGGCAGGCTGCCATTGATCCCGGCTACTGCCTTGATAACTTCAGGCAGGTGCTTGTCGCTGCTGTTCAGGACCCACAGGTCGGCCTTCATGCTGTAACGCAGCAAGCCACTTGCTGTCCAGTCGCCCAAAACTTCGTCTACCAGATACTCCAGCCGGGTACGGTCGTCCTCCTCGTCTAGGAACTCAGACCAGCCGCTGTACAGCTCGCTGTGGGCACAGACGGGTGTGATAGCTCCAACCACTTCATGCCTCTTTACCGCGCCCCTGAACAGCAGCAGGGACCAGACAAAAGGTCGAACGTCAGCTGTCGTCAGCTTTGGCGTCGAGTCATAGAGCAGCCCTAATGTGCCAGGGGCCACTTCCGCTTCTTCGATCTGGAAACCAATTTGTGTCATAGATACCTCCTTGAGGACTGAATACAGCCTAACACCAAAAGAGCCCAGGCGCAAGGCCCAGGCTCCTAAGGTCGTTCGGTTGAAAGGGGGACCGTAGTCTACCTATCAGAAGAGCGAATCCCCGCCACCAGCCGGACTGTCCCGGCGATCTTCCATGAATGTAACAGAAGCATTCTTCACATCCAGGTAGATCTTACCATTGTACTCGCGCTGGACAAGTTGGCCGCGCACGCATAGCCGATCACCACGCTGGAGACGGTCTGCAACGATGTCGGCCTGCTTGCCGGTCACCTCGCAGGTGTAGAACTGTCCGATCTTATCGTCGGCGTTCTTTGCGTAGTAATACTCCTGATCGACCATATTGAACTTGGCGATCTTACCACCGTTACCGAATTCACGGACGGTTACAGCTTCGGTGCCTTCCTTGCAGGTGACTTTTCCTGCGGTTGTGATAGCAGCCATTTGTCAGTTCCTCGTAGAGGTAATGTTGTTACTCTTCAGTATATCAGCCTTCGCAGCTTCCTTCTCTTCAACCTTGGCCTTCATGTCACGCACAGCTTCCTGATACAGGTTCTGGCAATGCTTAGGGCTGAGGGAAAGCTTAGCGGCAACAATCGACATGCGACCGCGGCGAGCATAGCCAACGACGATCTCCTGAGTGCGGGCTTTGATGCCGCATTCGTTCATCAGCTGGCGGAGCCGGCGCTCACCACGCTTTTCATCGGTAGGCTCGTTACTAATCAGGCGATTGTCTTCGCCCATCAGCTCGGACAGCGCAGTGGCGTCGTCATCAGTGCCGGCTTTGCGGTCGATAGAAGTGACGTCCATGGTACGCGCTGCAGCATCCAGTAGATCCTGGCCAATACGACCGTTCTTGGACTTGCTCTTGTGGCCATGGCGTCTGCGGTACAGCAGCTCTGTCATGGCGTTCTCGGGCACATAGATGGCCCGGTCATGGCTGTTATGCCAGCGAGAGAAGGCCTGGTAGATCCAGGAGTGCGCGTAGGTGGCGAAGGTGAATCCACGGGTAGCGTCGAACTTCTCGGCTGCGCGACGCAGGCCAAGGTAGCCCTGTTGCAGCAGGTCGCTAGCGACTTCGGAACTCATGCTGTAGCCAGTACGCTTAGACAGGTACTTGCGCACGACTGTAGGCACAAGACGAAGGTTGTGCATGCAGATCTTGTTGATCACCTTGACGTATGCTTTCGAGCCGGGAGTCAGGGTGTCTCGCTTCTTGGCGAGGCGGAGAATTTCTTCGGCTGGCAGAAGCGGATAGCGTCCTGCGTTGTTCAGCCAGGTTTGGATTGGATCAGTGGTCATTGCGTGTCCTCCTTGAGGTCGATGTACAAAGTATGCCAAAAGCCAGAGGCGTTGTCAAGCCCCTGGCGACGAGTATTTCTACTCAATTATGGTTCCGTTGAAGAACCTGATGAACCCCTCTAGGTCACCACTGCTCGCCGTCTGACTCCTCTTTGGGGCCGTACTTGGCGTTGAGTTCCTCTGTCGACTTGCCTGCCAGGACCCCGAGGCCTTTCCCGAAGTCACCACCGAGCTTGTTGCCGACGATCGCGACGAGGGCATCGATTGCGACGGTGTGGACTCCTTTCTCAAGGGCTGCTTCGCGAAACGTGGCCTCCGTAGCCTCAGAAGTGCCACCAGAATCCGCTACAGGGGCCGCCTTGGGCGCAGCCTGGGCAGCTGGAGCCTTTGGGGCAGAGTCAGGGGCAGAGTCAGGGGTAGAGTAGCCAGACTCCAGGGGCAGCTTGGCCCACAATTCGTACGCCAGGCCGAAGGTCATGGCTGCTGCCATGCACATGCCACGACGCTGTGTGTCAGTCACGTCACGAGCTGTGATCTTCTCGTAAGTGATGGCGTTGTTGCGGTGATCCATCACTGCCTGAGGCAGCGCAGGAGTCTTGACGCCAGTTTCGACGTTGACGAAGCGGATCAGCAGGTAAGCACCAACGGGAGCGCGGTGCAGGAGGCTGCCATCCTCCGTGGGGACGTAGTCAACCAGCCATCCCGGTGCGTGGGTGCGCAGCAGGTTCATGGTGCGAGACCAGTTGATATACGCAGCGCTGAACTTGCCTGAGCCGATCTTCTCGACCAGATCTTTAGTGGCAACACCAGCGAGATTGGGGAAACTCATTGCGGGACCTCATCTTTAAGGTTTACTCCCTCAGTCTATCAGCTTCCTCCTGGTATGGCAACTCCCATTGCATGTACAATTCCACGCCTCTCCAGACCTCCGGCCAGAGCCAGACATGCTGGTCGGTCATACAGGCCTTGATGTTTTCTGGCGACTGGGTGCACATCTGCAGAAGCATCCAGGCCATCGAGAGGGCTCTAAGCACCGTACCTCTCCTTCCGGAGTCTGGCCGTCTCCCTGGCCTTTTTCCAGTGGCGGTAGTCATCGGGGTTGTCTTTGACCCAGTGGTACCGGAAGACCTCAAGGAGCCACCGAGGCCCAAGAGAGCCACCGAGGAACGACCAGGCCCTAATAGCTCGATCAGGGTACCAGAGGTAAAGCCTGCCCAGCGACACCCCGTACTCTTCGTACTTCGCACGGAGCTTCGGGCACTGGGTGAAGCCCGGAGGAGGGGTGAATAGTCTCTTTCGTCCAGCCATGGCTGTATTCTTCCAATCCCTCGCGTGCGAGTTATTCTTGTATTAGATTTATTATATATAGATGTGCGCCGTGGATTGTCGCGTTTTTTGCAACGGATTGTCGCACTTTTGCGACATTTCATGGTAGTCCACGGATTGTCGCGACATTTCGTGGTAAGATTTGATTAGTCCGACGCTTCCCCCATGAGCCTTACCATCGTCCCGCCCAAAATCACCAACAATTTCACCCAAGTCCCGAACGACGTCCTGTTCTCGGCGGCCCTGACCCCCCACCAGAAAATCACCTGGATGCACTTGCGATCCGTTTGCAGTGGCACCAGTCCCGCAGTCTTTCGCAGTCTTGGCGAAATTGCGAACAAGCTGGACCTACCAGCTCGCAATATCCAGAGAGACGTCAAAGCGCTGATGGAACTAGGCTATATCACCAAGGAGGATGATCTCTTGCACCTGGAGGTGGAGCCAGTCGAACCCGAAGATGGGCAGCCCAAGCCTAAGGCTAAGAAGGAGCCCAAACTGTCTCCTCGCCAACAGCTGCGGAAAGAGCTGGTTGACACCTGGAACAGCAAGAAGCTCGACAACTTCCCTGCAATGAGGGGAGCGCTACCTGAAGCAAGGCTCGAAACCCTGCAGCAACACGCCGAAATGGTTGGCTGCGCCGACCTGCCCGCGTACCTGGGCCGCATCCTGCTTGCCTGCAAGATGAACGACTGGTACCTCAAGGTTCCCCAGACCTTCGAGAATATCTTCGGCTCCGGTAACCCGACTACCAAGAAGCTGGAGAAGACCCAGAAGATGTACCACGAAGCTCAGGGCAAGAAAGCTGAAGCTGCAGGCTTTGACCGAAACGACGATCAGTCCTGGCTTGACTGGTTCGCCAGCAAGGGCCACAAGCAGTTCACCAAGGTTGAGCGCATCGAGATGGAGCGCTTCAAGGCCTGGAAGCACGAGACTGACGAAGGCGAAGAGGATACGCTGTACATTTACAACGAAGGCACCACCCTGGTACACTGGACCTACAAAGAGAGCCAGTGCGGCGTCTCCTACCTCCCCACGGCTAGCTGATTATGAATTTTCCCCCACACATCCAGAACGCAGTCGACCTCGGACTGCTGCAAGCTCAAGATGGCAAGATCACTGGCGTTGGCAAAGAAGAAGCTGAATCCGTGTTTGGTCTTGTCCGACTCGTCGAGAAGATCCAGCCCACCACCAAGTTCGAGGGCGATGACACTACCGACCAGGAGGCTATCGTCCTGTGCCGTGTACTCAACAGCCCTTCCGGCCTTGCCCGTGAGCTGTGGTCTGATCTGCGCATCGCGGTTGGCGTAAGTCATGGCCAAGCCTTGCCGCACCAGCTCTGGTCTAACGATGCCTTCCGCTCTATCGGCGGCCTGATTGACCGTATCTTCAACGGCGAGGCAGACGGTGCATCACTGATCAGTAAGCAACATCTGATCACCGCATTCCCGAACAACAGTGGCAAGTTCTGTTCTAAGCTGGAGTTCGAGCAAACCATCTCCGACCTGACGGAAGACGGTGCCATGGATAAGTTCGGCGATGCTGAGTCTGAGTTCGGGATTGCAATCGACCTGCTGCGTCAGGCCCGTGCCCGTGCCAACTTCCTGCAGGCTCAGCACACTGCAGACCAGTCCATCAAGTCTGATGCAAAATTAGAGAAAGCCATCGAAGCACAACAGCAGGAGCTGATGCGCTGTCTGGGTATGCTTCGTGGTTCAGTCGGCAACGAGGGTAACGCCACCGATGCTATCGACGACCTGCTCAGCCCTAAAGATGGCAAGGTTTCGTTCATCGACACCATTATGAGCGCACGTGAGCAGTCTGCTCCGGTCAGCACTGGCATCCCTGCCATGGACCTGGACATGGAGGGCGGTGTTCGTCGTGCCGGAGAAGCTGCAGGTGGTCGACTGTTTACCCTGGCCGCACGTACTGGTGTTGGTAAAACCGTGCTAGGCGTCTACGCTGCAGTTAATCTGGCTTACGGCGGACTCAAGGTCGGTTTTATCTCCGCCGAGCTTGACAAGACAGCGATCTACGCTCGTATCTGGGCTGCTGCTACCCAGGTAGCTAATGACAACCATAACTGGGCACCGGTCGGCGCAATCGAGTCACCCGATGCTAGTCGTGAGAAGGTCTCCCAGAGCATCATGCTGGCAGCCAACGCTATCCAGGAAGCTGGCGGCAAGCTGCTGGTCGAGGATCCTTGGGGCGCTGATATCGACTCGGTGATCAACAGTCTGCGCTCAATGAAGGCAAAGAACCCCGATCTGCGGGCAGCCGTGGTCGACCACTTCCACGTCCTAGCTCGTCATAAGGGCGCACCTAGTTCTGAAGCTGCAATGCTTGAAGAGCGTGCCTATAAGCTCATGACCTGCGCCAAGCAGCTGGAGATTGACCTGATTGTGCTGGCTCAGATGAATCGGGTCGGCATGGACGCTGTCGGCAAAGAGCAGCCACCTACACTTGATCAGATCCGCGGCACCGACGCTTTGTCCCATGTCAGCCACGCTGTGTGGATCGTCCGTAAGGAGATGTGCGAAGAAAACGGTGAGAAGAAGTGGAGGGGCAACCTTGAGTTCTGGCACACCAAGACCCGTGGTCGTCAGGCCGTATGGACTGGCTCTAAGATCGAGGGCGTCAAGGGGTTTCTGGATAAGTCAGTGCTTTCTATGGATTACGCCTACAGCGCTATTAGGAAGGATGGGGACCAGACAAATGCCTTGGTCCAACGACTTAAGCAGCAGGGCCGGTAAACTGTGGTATAGCGGTAAAGCCATGAAGAACTTTCTATTTCAGGCCGTGGCGCAAGTCTCGGCCTTCTTTATTCAGCTCAACCTGCGCATTGCGACTGGACTCAACAGCTGGATTGGGCGGATTGGCTACGCACTGATGAACCTGATTGACAAGAAGCGCCTGTCAGTTTACGAACAGATGGCTGAGCCAGAGGTTATCAGCGAGCTTTCTATCCAGCAGACAGAGCTGAACCTACTGAATGCCGCCAGCCAGGTTCGTGACCACTCCAGGGAGATGGGCGAGTGGACCGCTCAGCACACTGAAGCGATCAACGCTATCGCAGACTCGCTGGTCCTAGAGCTGGGCTGGGAAGAGGGTCACGTCAACCAGTACTTGAAAGAAGTGGTCGAATCTATAGATGGTCTGGAGTTCGACCTGGAAGAGTGATATATTGGATTGAGGGCCGTGGGGGCTTTCGGGGAAACAAGAAAGGGGCCTCCGGGCCCCTTTTTTAATGCTCAGTAAATGCCGCGCTCAACAGCTGCCGCAATCCCAGACATCTTCAAGAACAGGCCCACAGTGGCGCCTTCGCGGAAGATAGGACGACAGTAGACCATGATCTCGCCGTCTTCGCGTAGATGCATGGTAGGAGTCAAGGCAGAGCCGGTAGACCGGAGAGTACCTCGGTCATACATGTACCCTGGCAGCCAGGAGAGAACAACTTGCACGATTCTATTGATTCTGTGTATAAAGTACCAAAAAATTAGCGCAAATCAACCAACCAGCCATCCTTGTTAGACCCGTCGATAAGCCAGCGCTTCATCAGGTTCTTGCGGGTGTACTTCTGGAACTTGCCGTCAGTGGGACCAGTCTTGGGGTAGCCCCCCGAAACCAGCGAAAGCTCGCCGAACGGGTCATGGACGTGGAAATACTTGGAGTCATAGCCGATCAGGGTAATCCAATGACCTCCGCCCCGAGGCGAGTCCACGGAGCCGTAATGCAAGATCCCGACAGGTACAGGCACACCTTCGTCCAAAATCTCCATGAGCAACTCTTCGCTGCCATCCATGCGGAACTCAGCATCAAAGCCAAGGGATTCGGCCGCGGCCACCTGGGCAGCAGAGGAGACCGTATCGCCGAACTTGAAGACATGCTGGAGGTACCAGTCGTCGTCACCCTCAATCGCGTCTGGGTCAAGGTAGTCCAAAGCCATGGCCATCGCGGAAGAGAAGCACATGCGCTCGCCGTGCCCAGTCTTGCTGTCGCGCTGATAGAAGTAGGGCACGTCTAAGGGGAATGTAGTTTCTTCCTCCTCTACGGGCTCTACGGGAGTCTCCAGGACATCCTGGACAGCCTCTGACAGGTATCCAAGGCAAGCCAAGTCCGCCTCTGCCTGACGGCGCCTTACCAGACCTGCCAACACTTCTCCTCCGGCCTTGTTCCAGCGGGGCATCTCTTTCTGATACACCCAACAGCGCGGCTCGTCCGCCAGTAGGCGCTTGCGCAGCGTAGAGGTCTCCAGTGCCGTAGCCCCCAGGTTGTAAGAGAAGCTAACAAGGGCATCGAACTCACTCTGAGTCAGCCCAATAGGGAGTAGCGTGTTAACAGCCTTTTCAAACCAGGCCACGTCATTGCGCAACATCTCTTCGGCCTCCTCCTGCGTAATACGCATGCCAGGCTTGATGCCATGGGTCGTTCCGTACCCAATCGTCCAAACCCCCGCACTATCCTGGTATGACTCTAAGCGCAGCCCTTCGAAGGACTTGATAAAGTCAATGCCGTTGTTAGAGGTTCTCATGGCCCAGTGGAAGCTGGGCTAGTGTGCCGATTACTTGAACGCCATGTACATGGCTCTGGTGCTACCGTTGTTACCCGGCCCGCCCGCTCCAATACTGAAGCCATCAGAGGTCCAGTTCACCTGAGTGGAAGCACCATCTGTCGAAGTGCCCACTTTTAGTTCGATTGCAGCTCCAACCCCATCAGCGACTGGGTTGTAATAGAAAATCAGCGCGGACTGGCCTGACGTCGTCGTGGACGTCTTGGGAGTATAAGCACGCATCAGCATGAACCTCGGAGTGAAGCCAAGATCGACCTGCTCCGTCCCCGTACCTCCAAAGAAGATGTCATCACATGCAGTTTGAGATGCGACGTTCTCGCAGAATAAAGACCAGGCCTCTTGCCCAGAAGAGTTCACATTACTGTTACCAGCACTGACGACCGAGCTATTCAGTGTCGAATACGTGGCGGAGTTGACGTAGAAGTAGGTGCCAGCGAGATACAGACTCTTACCGGTTGGTCCTAGCGTGTTGCCCGTGATGTAGCCCTGAGCGCTGGCTACAACCCTTTTGTTGACGAAAAACTCAGGGGCCACCAATAGCCCGTGCCCATACGTGGACGAGGAGTTGCCAGTGCCATTGTAGACCCCGTGGTTGCAGCCACCAACTCTGTAATAATTGAACGGAATCGATCCATCGTTGCTTGTTAGCGAATCCCCGCTTTTGATCACAATTGCGGTATAACTGACGCCCGTTTCATTGACTTCGGTATCGGCGCCAAGAGTGAATCCATCAGCGTCCAGAGACGTTACGCCACCCGTGACTATAGGGCCGTTGCCCCACGGAAAGTGCCCGAGGGTTGTCGTGGCTTCCGAGACGACAAACATACGAACGCCTGGCTTTCGGATGAATATCAACCCAGGTTGGAACCCAGCCCCGGTAATCGCCTGGGTACCGCCGTTGCCGGTGTAATTGAGGACCTCCACATTTGCTCCAGGCGGAACCCATGTTTCCAGTAAAACCCTTTTCCAACTGTCATCTGCGGTCGCTAGATAAAGGTAGTCGCTGTCACGCCTCATCGTGCCAGCCACCCCTTCGGAGCCTGGCCCCAATGGCGCGGGTGTGGCGGCCGCGACAACTCCGGCAGGCTCCCATTGATTATTCGCACTAGCCCAGGTCAAGACCTCTCCGTCAACAGGGGTGTTGGTAGTTGGCTCCGACTGGGCAACAAAGTAAAAATTACCCGATGGTGGCGTACCGTACGAAGCGGCAAATTCAAGTTCGTACCACCCGCCGTACTGGTCCATGTCGCTAACATAGCCCGTGACAAGAACGTTATTCCATGTCGTGCCTCCGTTAGACGTCCCACTTGCGTCAGTGGTAAAGATCGTAATCTCTGTTCCAACCAGACTGCTGTAGTCGTTTGTATCTTTACCTCCAGAGCCGTCTCCTCTGTTGATCCGAACTCCATCGGCCTGCCAGAAGCCTCCGCCGCCAGCAGGAGCGGACCAGGCGATGTTAGTATAGACGGGCGTGCTAGCATACGACGCAGCGTCAGCGCCAGTGTCGACGTCGGTCAAGTTCCCTATGGCCAGGCTTACCACTCCCGTCTGGCCATTGACGCTATCGACCGCACCACCCGATGCATCCACAGGCTCCCACTGGTTGTTAGCCTCAACCCAGGTCAACACTTGACCGTCGGCAGGTGTCGCACCGTCGCTAAGTTCGTAGACGTCGCCAAGCTGAGCCGCGTTCACAGATGCACTAAGGCCTGCCGCTTGTGGGATCAAGGTGTCGTCTAGGTAGACACTGTAAGATGTCATCGTCTCCGATTGCCATGGCTCGGAGTTTTTCCTCCAGTAAAGCGTGGAGCCATTCAGGGCACTAAGCTCGGCGGCATAGCTAGTTCCAGAATTGTCGTTGATGTAGAAGTTGGTCTGATTGCCAGTCCCTGGCCCCATATTGCCGTTAGCAGTCATGACCTGGTTTGCGCTTAATACGCTAACAGTCCAGGAACCAACCCATGATCCAACCGGTATTGTCGAAACATCGCCGAGGTCATTCAGGACTGCAGGACCACCAACTACCGCATCCACAGGCTCCCATTGACTATTAGCATCGACCCAAGTCAAGACTTGGCCATCAGTAGGGGGCGTTGTGGATGTGTCTGTATCGGTCAGATCGTCAATCGTAGTAACTACATCTGCAGGCTCCCACTGGCCATTAGCATCATTCCAGGTCAACGCTTGACCATCGAGAGGTGACGGATTATTGCTGAGTTCGTAGACGTCGTTAAGTTGAGCGGCTGCAACCGAAGTGCTAAGGCCTGCTGCGCTAATAACGAGTGTGTCGGTCTGGTAAACAGAGAAATCCGCCATCGTCTCGCTCTGCCAGGCTCCCCCATTCTTTCTCCAGTAAAATGTACCAAGCCTAAGCGCATTGAGATCCGCCGTTCGGTCTACGCCGCTGCTGTCATTACGGAAGAAGTTGATTAGATTACCGGTCGCCGGCCCCATGTTGCCGTCTGCGGTCATGATCTGGTCTAGGCTTAGTGTGCTAACAGTCCAGGAACCACTCCATGATCCAGCTACTGACGTCGAAACATCGTTAAGATCATCCAGGGTTGCACTACCACCACCACCACCTGCCGCATCCGCGGGCTCCCATTGACCATTAGCATCAACCCAGGTCAGTACTTGGCCATCCGTGGGTGGAGTCGTAGTAGTATC